GTGCGCCAGGGTATGACTACCGATACGACCACACCATTTAGGAGATAGTTATGGCGCTAGGACAGTTTCAGGCCACCTCGAGCATTAGCTCAAACACGGATACGTCAGTCATCGCCGCCCCAGGGGCAGGACAGCGGATTGTCATCCTCTGGCTCTCGATTGATGTCTCGGCTGCGGGGGCCGGGTCATTGCTCCGCATTGAAGATGGCGCGGGCGGCACGTCCCTGCTGCGGAAAAGCGGGGCGACGGTGAATGACCGGACCTTCGAGTGGTATGCCATGGACGGCATGGCGATCCACGGGGTGCAACTCTCCGAGAATACAGCCCTGAATGCGGAGACCACGACCAGTTCCGGGACGGCCAGTTACGTTATCAACGTGGGCTACGAGGTTCGCTAAATGGCTGATATTCAGGTTGCCAATACCGACTCTGACTTGTCCGGCAACACGCTGGTCACCGAAGAGAACGCCTATACAATTACCGGCCTGCATACGTTTAGCCGATCGACCAATGCCCCGTTTGCGGTGGTGTCTGGTGCGGCGGTGGTCGCCAACCTCGATGCGGACGAACTCGATGGGCAGCACGGGAGCTATTACTTGGCTGCGGCCAACTTCACGGGCACCCTCGCGGTGGCGAACGGGGGCACCGGAGCGACCAGCCTGACAGATGGGGGCGTTTTGCTGGGCAGCGGGACGGGAGCCATCACAGCTCTGGCCGTCCTCGCTGATGGGGAGATGATTGTCGGGGACGGATCGGGAGATCCTGTCGCCGAGAGTGGCGCGACCCTGCGAACCAGCATCGGTGTCGGCACTGGGGATAGCCCCACGTTTACCGGCCTGACGATAAGCGGCACTGGTGCCTCGTCGCTGGATGTCGGGGGTGGGCTGAACATCGGGACGGGCAACGTGTCGCTGGTGGGCACGGACGGCAAGATTGAAGGGCCGTTGAGTTCCACCATTATTGATGACCTCTCTGGTGCGAACCTGACCAGCCTCAATGCCGGAAACATCTCGTCTGGAACACTGGCTGTGGCACGCGGAGGGACGGGAGCGACATCGCTCACTGATGGTGGCGTGTTGCTGGGCAGTGGCAGTGGGGCCATCACAGCCATGTCGGTCCTCGCTGACGGAGAAATGATTGTCGGGGACGGGTCGGGAGATCCTGTCGCCGAAAGCGGAGCCACGCTGCGGACCAGCATCGGCGTGGGCACCGGAGATAGCCCCACGTTTACCGCTGTCACCGTGGGTCAGGTGGATATCACCGCTGAAGGCGACCTGCGCTTGCAGGATGCGTCGGGTGGGGAGTATGTCGGGTTCGATGCCCCATCGACGGTCTCTAGTTCGTACACCCTGACGCTCCCAGCGGCGATTGGCTCGGTCAACCAAGTGCTGTCCATCAACAACACAGATGGCACGCTGCAATGGGCTACACCAGAGACCGGGGATATCACCTCGGTCGTGGCTGGTGCGGGGATGACCGGGGGTGGTTCCTCTGGGGATGTCACCCTCAATGTGATTGGGACGACCGACAAGATTGACGTGTCCTCTGACGCTATCACCATTGCGTCGGGCTACACGGGACAGACTTCCATCACCACCCTGGGGACGATTGCCACCGGCACCTGGGAGGGCACCGATGTTGGTGTCGCCCACGGGGGCACGGGTGCCTCGTCGCTGACCGATGGTGGGGTGTTGCTCGGGAGTGGCACCGGGGCGATCACGGCGATGTCTGTGCTGACCGACGGGCAGATGATCGTGGGTGATGGGTCAGGTGACCCGGTTGCTGAGAGTGGGGCCACGCTTCGCACGAGCATCGGCGTCGGAACAGGTGACGAACCGGAGTTCGCCAAGGTATCAGTCAACACTAGTGCCAATGATGGGCTGCTCGCTGTTGTCTGTGATACGAACGCGCAAGCCTTCTTCTGCCATCAGGAGACATCCGGTGAAATCAACGCGGTCTTCAGGGGCGGAGCCGCAAACTCTACCGTCAACGTCTCTTTCCAGTCCGATACCGCGCAAGTGGCATCCATCACCAATAACGGGGCGCTGACTAAGGCGTCCGGGTCGTTCCGCATTCCACATCCACATCCATCCAAGACCGCAACCCATGACCTCGTGCATAGCTTTGTGGAGTCGAATCGCGCAGGGCTGGTCTATGACGGTGAGGTCGATCTGGTGGCAGGTGCAGCGACTATCGACATGGATGAGTTGGTTGGGATGACTTCGGGGACGTGGGTGCTACTGACCCGTGACCCGCATGTCTTCACCAGTAACGAAACCGGGTGGAGTCCTGTGCGTGGCACGGTGAGTGGGGCGACCCTGACTATCGAGTGTCAGGACAACACCAGCACCGATACCGTGAGCTACATGGTGGTGGCTGAGCGCCAAGACGCGCATATGACGACCGCGGAGACGGATTGGACGGACGAGGAAGGTCGACCCATTATCGAACCCTTACGTGTACAAATCTGAGGTCGAGGAGTGATTACCGTTACCTGGGCAGAAATTGGCGCACTTATTGCGGCGGCATCAGTAATTGCTGGGGCAGTGACCGCATATCTGCGTATGGCGATGGCAGATTCGATTCGAGATATTCTCGATGATCGCCTCCGTGATTACATGGGGCGCGAACTGGTGGAGACTCGCTTGCAGCATCTGGGCACCGAAATGGAGTCGGTGCGGAAAGACATCGACTCACTGACCCATATGGTGCAGCAACTCAAACGATGACGACCACAGCGGCCTATCTGACCGCCATCCAGCAGGCACGCAAAGCCTACGAGACGATGTTGGATCGTCCCGTGGATGATAGCGGGCTGGCTGAGTCCATTCGCCTCCAGATTGATGTGGGGTTGGCGTATGACGACCTTCTGGAATGGCTGCGTCGAAGCGACGAGTATCAGGCCAAGCAGCCGACCCCACCGCCACCGTCAGGAAACGCGGCGCTTCCTCCACTCGAAGGACAGCTCTACAACGACGGGATGGCCTATGCCGATGCCACGGGGCGTCGGATTCCGTTGTTCTGCCATGCCGGGGATCTGCTCTGTCTCTTCGTGGAGGGACGGCTTGAAGGCAACCAGTCGAAGGACCAGCGCGTGCATCAGGCGTTTGCCGACATGCGCGACCATGGGTATGCCGGACTGCGGTCCTGGTGGAGCATCTGCTGGCACCAAGCACATCCCTACTGGGAGGGCCGTCGCCTGAACCCCTCGAATCAGGAGCATCGTCGCCTGATCGAAGAGTGCTTCCGTATCGGGAGCCAGGACTACGGCTTGCAATGGCATACAGCCCTCGGATCCGCTGAGCGCGTCCCGCCGCATGAGATGGACGAAGCCTGGGACTGGATGGGGGAGGTCGTTCATCGGCATCCAACCTGGTTTGCCCTGGTCGAAGGCTTGAATGAGGCGTACTACACCGGGGAATCGAACCCTGATGTGGTGGAACGCTGGGTAAATCGGTCGCGGACCAAGAATCCTGATGTGCTACATGGCTTAAGTGCCGCCGCTGGGGCGAATGGGTCAGAAGAACACAGCGAACTGGTGAAATGGACCCCTGAATGGCAGCAGATGTATCTCGTCCATGCCTATCGTGGGGGCAATTGGGGCGACCAGACCCGGCATGTCTTCTCCAGTGCCTATGAAGACCCCCCACGACGCTGTGGCTGGTCCGGTGAGCCGCCTGGAGTGCAGTGTGGACCCTACCAGCGGGTCAGTGCGCTCGATCACCCTGAGCAGTGGACAGAGCGTCCGTGGCGCTATGCCTTCTATCTGGCCCAGACGGCCATGTGCCGACAGGTGCCGACGTTCTTCTGTAGTCATGGGGTGTGCCTGGAAGGGCGTTTGATTGACGCCCCGGCGTTTACCCTCGCGCCACGCCTCATCCATGATTTGCCGCCAGACATCATGGCGTATGACGAATTGTTCCACGGGGGGGCTACGCATCGGGCCAAGCGCATCATTCAAGCGCCTGAGCATTGTCGTGCGGACCATGCGCTGAAGAGCAATGGCGCTTGCGTCATCACGGTGTATCCCGAAGACCCGGAGATCCGCGATATCGACATCATCTTCGAGCGTGCCTGGAAGGGACGGATCCATGATGAGTTTGGGTATACCGACGTGGTAATTGACCGGGGCCAAGTCATTCGTCGTGATGTCTCAAGCGGGCTGCTCTTTGTCGGTGAGGTGCTGTAATGGCCTATCCCATTCAAACGCAGGTCTTTACCGTCTTCATGGGCACCCAGGAAGGCATTCACTCCGTGGCCCTTCCGGCGATCTACTCCTCCTCGGGATCACGGAATCTGTGGATTGACAAGCTTGGACGCGCCAAGAAAATCCTGGGTTACGCCAAGCAGAACTCGTCAGCCGTCACGACGAATACGGGCGGTAGTGCCACGATGCTCCGGGCGCTGCGTGCCTACCGGCAGACGGGTGCGAGCTTTACCCGGCAGCTGCTAGGGGTCTTTGACGACGGCACTGATGAGTGCGAGCTGTGGTACAGCACCAATGACGGCGTCGCCTGGACGTTCATTGCTGATTTTGGAAGCAGTTCGGTCGGGGCGATTTCTGACTTTGCCCAGTTCGACAACACGTTGTTCTTCGCCAACGGTGTAGTTGCTCCGCGTGCCTGGAATGGGTCCAGCCTCTCAACTGCTGGCCCATCGACCAAGTCACCGACGCCCACCGCAGCGGTCAATACGGCGAGCGGACAGCTTAACGGGTCGTATACCTGGAAGCTCATCTCGGTCGACGGTTCCGAGACGCGCACAGCTGGGTCCACGACGAGCAATGTCATTCAACTGCAAGATGAGCAGGCGAATCTGTCATGGACGGCAGATAGCGATACGGATATCACGGGATATGAACTCTACCGGACGACCGGCACCGGCACGAACTTCTACTTCGTGACGTTCATTGATGGGCGCACTACGGCAAGCTATACCGATAATGCGGCTGACTTGGACATCCTCGGTAACCGCCTTCTGGAGGAGCATGGTGATGCCCCGCCCACAGGATCCTATCTCTGCGAACCCCACAAGCAACGCCTCTGGTGGGGACGCACCGACACGAATCCCAGACGGATCTTTTGGTCTGATCCAGGCCAGCCCGATCAAGTGGGGATCAATAACTACCTCGATTTTACCGATCAGAGTGCAGTGGGGGATGTCCTCACCGGTCTGGTTGGGGATTTCGAGGGCATGCTCGTCGCTTTCCAAGAGCGATCGATCTGGACCCTCTCAGGATCAGGACAAATAGTCTCGGACATCATGGGGTGGACGCGCACCCGGTCAAATGCCGTGACCGGGGCGGTCTCCAACCAGTCGATTGTGCCCGTGCCAGCAGGGGCTGTCTTCACTGACGCCTCCGGCGACACGCAGACAACGAGCCGGGTGATGCTGTCGTACTTCACGCCGCTGGGGGACATCCGTCTCTTTGATGGGCAAAACGACATCATCATCTCGACCCCGGTGAAGGAGACGCTCAAGACCTTCCTCTATGCCCAGCGGACCAAGATTCATGCGGTGCATGACCGTGAGAATGGGCATGTCGTGTGGTTCTGGCCTGGGCCTGATGCTACGGGGTCAGATAATCCTGAATGCAGTCAGGGCGTCTGCTGGAACTACCGCTGGGGTGTCTGGTATGTCTGGCCGACAATGCCCATGGCAGCGGCCACTACGGTCGATACCAGTAGTGACGCGCAGATGATCCTGACGGGAGAAGCCCAGACGGGTAAGGGCGGCTACTGCTACAAGTTCTTCAGTGGGGATAGTTTTGACGGGTCGAATATCCCGGCACGGTGGATTACCAAGGTGTTGTATGGCTCCGATGGGGAGACCAACCTCATGGCGTATCTCAAGCGATGGCGCTGGTTGGACCTCATTGCGGAAGCCGATACGGATGTCACACTGACCATCGAGTGGATGAGCGGTAACTCGTCTGATGATGCCGTCAGTGACGGGGCTGGCAGTCGCGCCTTGGCCCCTGTTGGGTTGCAGCTGATTACCGATGACGGCAACGGTGTCGAGACTGTTAGCAATAGCGACATCACGGTCCCGTATGAATCTGTCCAGAAGATTATCAATCTTGAGAACAGTAATGGGGCGTACACCGAAGATGTGGGCCTCAGGGTCCGGGTCAGCGACGACGCGGCCAATGGCAGTTGGAGCTTGGAAGGCATGACCATCGGCTATCAGGTCTTACCAGGAGCGAGGCGGAGGTTGCAATCGTAATGAATCCTGACGATTTTGGTTCACGAGTTCGGGCATACTGCCAGGCCACCAACGCCAGCGTTACGAGCTGGGGGCGCACAACGAAGCGCAACACGATGGTCGGGGGACACCCCCACTCGAAGCATTTGGTGTGGCTCGGGGCCGATTGTGTCCCAGATGAGCCGGTGCCTGTGGCGATTGCCCGCAAACGTGCCGCCGCGTTGGGCTTAAAGCTGGTGCGTGAGAAGAGCCACGACCATTTACAGCCCCTGTAGAGACCATGGCCCGCAGCAATATCCCCCTGGACTTCCCCACGCCTGACTTTGGACGGGTGCGTGAGGAGACCGGGGTCTTCACCGAAGAGGCTATTCGGTCGTTATACCTGCTGTCGGTGGATAGTCGTCGCCGGATTCTGGGCATTGAGCAGATGTTTGGCTGGCAGGACGTGCCGTTCGCGGCGGGGAACTTCACTGCGAACAGTGGCACCTGGACCGTTGCCAGTGCGGACCAGCAGCTGTATCGCTACACCAAGATCGGGCGCGTGCTGAGTATTAACTTCTTTCTTGAGGATACGACCACCAGCTCAGGCATGGGCACGCAGCTGCGGATCAAGATGCCCCTGGGCATGAAGGCCAGCGCCACGACCTACATGGGGCCACTGATTATCCGGGGGAGCGTGAATACCGAGGGCTATGTGACCACAGAGGGGACAGACACGCTGTACTGTTACCGCACCGACCATGCGGCGTGGCCCTCGAGTATCACCAACAATGTCGACATTCGTGGAACAATAACGTGTCAGGTGTCGCAATGAGACGTACCCCTGTTACGCTACGATCTCCGTCGAATGACGACCATGAGCATTTCCGGGCGTGGTATGAGCGTGATCGAGCGGGCCTAGAACAGCTTTTTGGCATGGAACTGCCCACGGAAGATGACTACATTGTCCAACTCAACAAGATTTTGGGGCAAATGCAGCAATTCACGGCTCGGATGCTTGTCGTGGAGATGCGAGACGACCCGATTGGCATCGTGCTGGTAAACGATCTTGGTCCTGGGCTTGAATATGGCCGCGTGCATATCTATCTTATGCCGGAAAAGCGTCGATATGCCCTCCGAACGAGCCGAGTAGGTATCGCTGAGGCAAAAAAGATGGGCATCAAACGCCTTGTCCAAACAGTGCGCGATGATAACGCCTCGGTTATCAAACTGAGCGAGAAAGTAGGTTTTGTGCCGTCTCACCTCGTGACGTACATCAAGGAGTTGCAGTAATGGATCCACTAACCCTGTCTGGGGCGCTTGGTACTGGATGGCTGTTGCCATTAATTGGCTCGGGCATTAAAGGGTTAGGCTCCGCGCTTGGGGGAGGCGCTACTGGTCAACTCGGTAGTTTTGGCTACGGGGACTCGCCCCCCACGCGCATGTCGGTCGACCGGACGCTTCTCGGGCGGGGGTTGGCTCCAATAGAGTCAGTAATGTCTGCGCTTGCGGGACGAGCAACGCAGCCCTTTACGATGCCTGGAGCATTTGTGCAGCAACCAGGAATCTACGGTGGTGCTGGACTTCCGTTCAATGTTGGCGTCACTGCGATTGACCCAGGCATACAGCGTCCGGGCCTACTGGGTACTCCAGGGTTTAATCTTGGAGAGACTGGCGCATTTGGCGGACCCTTCGACCCTAATCTATATCGAGAGCAACCCGTCACTCGACGAGGATTGCCACAGCCGTCGATGCCTCAGCTGGGGACAATTCCCCAAGCGCCAGCGGCCTCTGTTGGCGTCGCGGGGAGCTTGCCCCAACTGCAAGGGATCTTTGACCTGCTTGGCGTCCATCATGACCCATTGGGAAATCTGTTTATGGGCGGTACGGCACTCCATACAGGAGCCAACCAGCCGGGGCCACCCTCCCCGACAGATGTTGATTATCAGGGGAATCCCATTGGTGGTCCTGGTTATATGCCGCCGGGAACACACCGTGGTCCGACAGGTGCCGTGACGCCGGATAATACGGGTGGTTATGGCGCGGATCCAATGGAAAGCGGGGGTTTTGGCTCGCAAAATATTAATAACCTCATCGCCCAGTACACAGGGAGTCCAGACCAACTTGGCGGGTGGCTTTCTGCGAGGGGAGTAGACGATGAGACGCTTAATTCTCAGGGCTATAACCCTCACGCTGGTTCTTGGGGCGGAGACCTCAACGCGCAAAGAGAGTGGTGTACCAGAACCGGCAAGTGGGACAGCCCTACTTGCGACCCCAACAATGCGTAAGACGATTTGCTGATGACTAGAGGTATACCTGATGGTCTGGGATCCTAATCAAGATAGCAATGTTAAGCGGAGGCCGGGGTGGTCTGGCGACGAGCAACGAATCGTTGGGTTTGAAGGCTATCCCGATTGGGAAGACTGGACACAGCAATGGCCTGGAACGGCTGCTCCAGATCCTACGCAGGTGCCTCCAGCTATTGATGTCAACTGGGAGATGCCATTTCGCCCAGGAGATAGAGAAGGTGCGTACGGAACATATACCGATTGGGCCTCTGGAGCGGGTGAAGAGGTTTTGCCGCTTGATCGCTTTAATGACGCCCAGTATCTCCAGGCGTTTGGATCGTTACCTGACGCACCAGGACCAGCCGATCCAACGGCCCTGCAAGACCTGGGTTACTCTTTTCAGTTTGATCCTCAGTCTACGGCCAATACAGATTGGCGACTGAATTACGACATTCTCGATCCATCAGGCACACGCACAGGCTACGACCTGATGTCCACCGGACCCTATGGTGGGTTTCCATGGGTCTCTGACCCCAATGCGCCGACACCGTCACTGCCTGGAACGCCCCCGCCGACAGAGCCGCCTGTTCACGGTGGCCCGCTTACGCCTCCCGGCACGACACCGACTCCGCAGGAGACCTGTGAACTGAGTGGCGGCACATGGAACGGCTTCGAGTGCGTCAATCAACCGAGTGGCACGGGC